TTCTGACTCGTAAACGGGTCAACATCATCAATAGAATTCTGACGATTCTTGGTGTCTTGTCTGCGTAGTTCAGGTAGAGGGATCGTCTCCGCGAGTAAGGAACTATCAGCATAGCGTTGTGAAAATTCCTGGTAGGTAAATGAACGATGTCTCAGAACTTGAGCTGCAATTCCTCTAGTAGTATTCAACTCTAGAGTCATGTATGCTTGCTCAAAGATGCTCCAGTGCTGATGCTTCACACAATACTTGAGTAGACCAGAAAACTTTTCATTCTCTTGATTGTTTGGATTACTTACTCTGGCACAGTATGCCATGTGCTTCTCAGCATCAGGAGTTACGCTGATTAGTTTTACGTTGTTCTCGTTCATCAAGTGTCTCGTTAATAATGTCCTTTAGTTCTTGTCTTTCTGAATCAGTAAAGATATTACGTTTTGGTATCACCAATGGTGGATACATTTTTTTTGATTTTACTTTACCATCACTAGGTAAACTCATACCTTGTGTATCTATCTTATCCATCGTCATCCTCAAAAACTTCATCGTAGTCTATAATGTAATTACTAGTAGGATTATCAAAGTTTTCCTGCTTAGTTGTGTATGAATCAGTATCCGAATACACTTCGGATTCAAGAGCATCAACCAGTAGTCTTAGATTTCTTACTATCAGTTTTAGTTTATCTCTTTCCATAAAAAATGGGAGGTTTCCCTCCCATCTTAACACTATTCAATTGTTTTGGCAATCACTTAGTGTAAGTATGTCCACGGTATGTAAACTTACCATGTAATTCACTTGGTTTGACGTTCGTAACTTTAGTATTAACACCACGATATGAGGTGTGACTAATCTGTGCGTCGTGAAGGGCAGATACTTTATTGATCTGCTTCCTGATGATATTAAGTGTGTTCATTGGGGGTACTCCTAAAGTAGTTGGATTTTTAGGTCCGTTCCTTTAGTCGTTTGCGTCCCATGGACACTCAGGTGTAGATTCTTTTAGAACCTCTACCAACTCAACCCTAACTCGATTGTTAAGATTTTCGTTACTCTTCATCCTAAGCATAATTGCATCGGCATCAGAGCAATTGAGTGTTGTATATAAAAGAAAATCAACCATGGGATGAACGCTCCGTTCCGCGACTTACTTGCGTCCCACCCTAGAGCGGGATGAACGTTAGGTCTATTATAGACCTCATACATTATTTAGTCAAGTGTCTTGGTATCAACACGAACATTTATAATTGTGGTTATTCAAATAATGCAGAGTCTCCTTAAGACCACCACGATGCTTAAGTCCAATAGCAACCTGAGGGTATTCAGCCTCTGTACCAAACTCTGCATGAAACTGTTTATCTGTAAAATCTTCATCCAAGAAGTATTCATGAAAATCTTCGTGAATACTTTTCAAGAGCATACCAGCTCTTTCACACTCTTGACTACCGTTACTGTAAATTACTGCTTGCACTATGTTCCCCTCCTATTCATAAGGTTCTTTCTAATCTTAAAGTTGCTTGATCTGGAAAGTCTCTTGGACGACTATCTCCTGCATTATCGGTTCTGGGTGAACCTTCATTTTTCTTTTCAGTTTTTTGGAATGATACTCTCTTATATCTATTCATCCAAATATCAGGCATCCAATAAGTTACTTGCCAGTTAACCAAAGGGTTTAATTCAAGATGCTTCTCAACTGTGTGACTGAAGACACCAATTTGGATATATCCATCATGAGTTGCACATTCTCCATTACCAATATCAACAATGAATAGTTGCTTCAAAGAACTACCTCATTAGGGTTGAGATTTTTTATGAATTGCACGGGATTTTTTTCGAACTTGTGTACCCAATGATAGCGCATACATTTAAAGATGGGATCCCATGTCTGGACACAGACATAATCAATCACGTTGTCTCCAATCATCAGTTTTTTCGTGCGAAAACCAATCCACAATATCATCTGGACTACCGAACCCTGATGAATGATTAGATGGATCAGGGTCCCCGAGGTCCATCTGGTTCATAAAATCATCAAGACTACCCTCTTGCATATCAGGATTTCTTGCTTGCCTACGTGCTTTCCTTAGTATTGATGATGCACTTTGATTTGACTTTGCTAATTTATTTGCCCAAATCATGTCATCTAAAGAAACCACATCTCCAGACACAATCTTTTTACAGATTGCTTCTAGACGCAATCGATATTGGGTAGAAAGCATATGCTACAGTCCTGCTATTGTATTTATTTCAAAGGGTTGCCATGTTTATCAACTAACGCTAACTTTTTAATCTGAGTTAGATTAGATCTTTGACTTTTTTTAATGAGTTTGTAATCTTTAATGATTTTGTCAATCTCTTTTTGAGAGACGTTGACTTTAAACTCTTTCTGTTCGTCAGTTTTAACAAACCCAAGACCACTTTTCTTTGATTCCTCTTCTTCCTCAACAAAATCATTAATTACATCTTGAATTTCATCTCGGATTAAAGAGTTAATCTGTTCTTTAAGATCCTCTTCGTTCATTTTCTTTTGCTTTCTTTTTTAGGTTTATTTCCCCAGAGTTTAGGATTGGATGAACCATATCCAAAATCAATCTTCTGAACAGCACCTTTGCCGTACTTATCATAGTACATATCAAAAAGTCTGGAGTCCTTTCCACAACGAGTAAGATCTATACACGTTACTCCATCAACAACATACCAAATCAATTTAGCATCGGTAGGAAAACTCTTATCCTTTGCTGCTTCAAGAGAGGTTTTTTCAAGCAGAATTTGGCAACTATAATCAGACTGATTAATTACTTTACCATCTTGACTTTGAATTTCCATTTCCTCTTGTTTTTGTTCGGCTACCTCAACCGTCATGAGCGACCTCCCCATTGGATATCTGGATAAGCTTCTTTGACCATATCATATGTTATTTTATATTTAGATTGTAAAACTTTATCTTTTGTTAAGCAAATAATCTCTGCTTCTTCAGGGTGCAGTCCTTCAAGTAATTGAATCAACATAGTCTCCCTACGAATAGCAGAAAGACTATCATTACCACCCCTAACAAAATGATAAAGATTTTTATGTTCACGTCTAAGTGAAGTATGATCCGTTCCTATGGGAACTTCATTCTTCTTAAATGGAACTTCACCTTCTGGAACAACAGAGACAACTGTGTCATCAAAGTTCCAGATAAAGATTGTCTTTAGAGCATCGTTTTCATACTCTTTTAAAATATCAATCTTCTTTGCCTTTGAACGTTGTTTAACAACAAGATCAAGGATCTCATGAATAAAAGGATTGGGGGGAAGTTTAACCTTCGTCGTCGTCTTCGTGGGGCTCATAATCGTTTTCAAATCGTACTGCTAAAATTTCGTCGGGTAATACATTTCCATTTTCGTCAAACATCTCTGGATGAGTATAGATTGGTTGATTTACCCAGGTGTTTTCTCTTGCTAACCATCCTACCACACCTCCTACAAAAAAGAACATAATTGAAACAAGAGTTCCAATTGTAAGTGCTACTGCTAACATTTTTATACTCCGGAGATTATTTCTTCCTGATGTCCAGATAGAAGTTCAGGTGTAATACAATCTCTCTTCTAAACAGAGCGACCATTTTACCAAACTTTATCTGAAAAGTTTTTGGTTGTTCTGGTTTTGCCCTCCTGTTGCGTAGAAGCAACTCTACCCCACGATTAATATGAGGTTCTGATTTATTTAGAAAGTTTTCTTCGTCTTCCAGGTCGTCGGTCATACCTATACCTCCATGCATCCTCTAGGATGCCATACAAATAAATTTTTATCTTTCTTGCTTGAGGTTTAGGGATGTGACCATAACCCTCGCGAAGTTGTTTGTGTTCACTGTCAACACCACCTTTGATATACTCATCAAGTTCAAGTGTAAGATCTTTGAGTTCTGCGGCTGTGGTGCTTTCAATAAATGAATCAATTTCGTGCTTTTTAATTTTAGTATCTTTTAAGTAATCATAGAACTTTAAGTTCAGTCGTCCCTCAAAGGCATTATCAATAGCGTGTTCAACTAAATCAAAGATGTCGCTGAGGTTCTGTTCCATTAGACTAATTTTTGCTCTCTAAGATACTTTACTGTTTCAGTACATCCGCCGACAGATGTATCATCAACAAGAACTTGTGGGAAAGTAGATCCATTTCCAAATTTAGAATAGAACTCTTCTCTTGTATAGTCCCTGTTTAATTTATACACGACGTGTTTCTGTTC